CAGGACTCCGAGAGCCCCCGCAGCCTTGATGTACATCTGCTCTTCATCCGTGTTTTCAGCCTCACCACCGAGACGGAGGTGGCCATCCACGTGTAAACCAGAGACACCCACATCCGCCGATGAGGGCACGATACCGATGCCCGCCATTTTCTGTGTCTCGAAAGCCAAGGTGCTGTTATTGAAACTGATGGTTCTCGTCGTGGAGTTTGAAATCTGCGTGACGTTTTCAAGGGAGTACGCTGGAAGTACTTCGATGGTCCCTAAATTGAGCTGATAGCACGCGACGTTCCCCACGACGTCGATTTTATTGAGGCTCGTGTCATCGATGACCACGTTGGCCCCCACGCATAGGTCCGCCGTTGGATTCGCGTTCGAGATGCCCACATTGGACGCCGTCACGAGAGACGTCGTCGCGTTGTTGCATTCAATGGTATACGGCGTCGTGTTCCCAATGCCCGTGATACCCTCCAAGGTTTGTGTGATGTTCGAGAGGAGCCCACCGTCCCCGAAGTAAATGTTCGCCGTGACATTGCCTGACACGAGGACGTTCGAGGACACGTTGATGCCTGTCGTGGCGTTCGTGAAAAACACGGTCTGGTCCGTGTTGGCACCGTTAAGGCTGACAGATTGTAAATCCGTCACGATGCCTTCGAGGGCGTAGCCGTTACCCTTGAGGTAGTGTGCGTACAGGTTGCCGTACACGAAAACGTTGACACTACTGTCTTCCAAGATGTCCAACTCGTCCGAATCCCCTGCGACGTTTTCATTCGTATACCCTATGACGATGTTTCCAGTTTCGTGTTGATGTGCAATGGCGATGTTGCTCTGTCCATCTTTAATAGCCAAAACCACACCGACGTTCGAGTGCGACGCGTTGTTCGCCCCGAGTTTCGTCAATGGGTCTTTGACTTCGAGAGACTTTACCGAGAGATTTCCACTATGAATCTCTACATCCCCGGCAAAGCTCTGGATGTTCGTTGTCATTTACCTTAATATGCGAAATTTTTAACAGCGGTTATACCCTCTTTAATGGTTTCTAACTTGGCATCAATGCCTGAGGAAGTGTACTCCACCTTGATGTCGTAGTCGTACGCCTGTGCCTTGTCGTGTGGTTCGATGACCACTTCGGTGGGTGTGCAGACGACGTTCGAGCTCCATGGATACGCGGTGTTGCCGAATTTATTGAACGTTCCCTTGGTGATGTTTTTGGTCGGTGTGCCATTTTTGTGTCCACCCTGGAGTTCGAGGACGAGGGTGTTGAGGTCTTCGTCGCCGTGGAGGAGCTGGGCCATGACCTTGGCGTAGAAGACGTTGGAGGCGAACTGGAGGGTTATGTTCGAGCTCGGGTTCGCCATGGAGCCCGAGTACGTGTAATAGTGCGTGTTCGCCAGGACCATCCCCGTGTCGATGTAGGCCACGTTGCTCACGGTGATGTTTGAGGTGAACGTCGGGTCCAGGTATGTGGCCCTCGTGTTTTCCAGGTCGATGATGTCATCTCGGGCCGTGGAGAGTAAACCGGCATTGCTGTTCACGTCGGTGCGTAAACCTTCAATCAGTGCGACGTTCGCTGCGAGGTCCGTCTGCAGAGCGACGCCATCGAGCTTCGTGCCGTCCCCGTAGTACTCGAGGGCGGTGATGTTCGACGTCGCATAGATGTTCCCAGAGGCTTTCAAGCTCCATTCACCGGTGTTGGTGAACAACACCATGTCCGAGGTCGTCGCCCCGGTGGTGGTCACCTGTTGGAGCGTGGGTACCTTGGTTTCTAGGGTTCCTGGGGCAATTTTCTTAAGGTCGTTGTTCGTGGTGTTCACGTACACATAGTTGACACCGGTCATCGATGTGAGGACGTTGGCGTTGGGGATGTCGTTGGCGCGACCAATGCCCGTGACGAACACCGAACCATTGGATGCGGACTTCACACAGACCCCTAAGTTTTGAATCAGATGGGGACTCGTGTCGTAAGGTTTCGTACCGATGACACCCCCCGCGACGGTGTTGGACACATAGACAGTCTGTCCCACTGCGATGAGACTCGTGTCCACACCCGACGCGCGGCCATAGGTGACGGCTAAACCCTCACCTCCGTTGGCCACGGTCGCGTACACGACACCGATGGCGGGCATGGTCGCACTACTGTCCGACTTTGCCAGGGCGACGTTTGCGAGGTTTTGATTGTGCGCACCATTGATGTACACCACCTGACCCCTGGTGAGGTCCCCTCCGGTGTTATTGTATATTTTGATAAAGGTGTTGTCGTTGTGTTCGTTCACCCAGTTCGTGCCATCGTAGACCAGGTGTTGTTCCGCGGTGAGTTCACCGGTGTTGATGACGACGTTCTGCAACTGGTCCAACTTGATGCCCACGTTGGACGTCAGGTCCGTCGAAAGGGCTGTGTGTGCGTTCGTGAAAGACACGATGCGCGAAGTGGTGTTCCCAAGGGTCGTCACGCCTTGGAGGGTCACGTTCGAGAGTGTGCCACCATCGCCGTAGTAGGCGGCTGCGTTCGCGTTGCCTCTCACATCGAGGGTGTGCGATGGCACGGTGGTGCCCACACCCACGCGAGACACGGCGGTGTCCACGAACAAATCATTAGTGGCGATGGCCACGTTCCCTGCGACGTTCAGTTTATAACCCACACTGATGTCCCCAGTGAGTCGGTCGGCCACCATGGTGTCGTCCCTCCACGCACCCGAGATGACATCGGGGTCTCTCACCGTCATGTAAAAGTTGTTGGATGCGTTTCGACCAATGCCCACGTAGGCGTTGGAATCCTCGGCAAAGATGATCGTGGAATGACCCCCATCGGTGTCGTTGATGTAGATGTCCGGTTCATTGGAGTCGATGCGCAACGCACCCACACCGTCGTTGAGCGACCCCGCCGTTATCTGTACGGGTGCTGTGGTCGTGTTCAAAGATTCCACGGAAATTCTCTGCACCCCCTGAATGGTGTGTGCATTCATGGTGTTCACGTTCGCACCCCCCCTCACATCGAGGGTGTACCCTGGGAGATTCGTGCCGAGACCCACCCGTCCAGTGAGGGTGTCCACGAAGAGATTGGTCGTGCCAACTTCCAGATTGCCACTGGCGTAGACATTACCCACGACGTGGAGATTGGCCTCTGGTGTCGTCGTGGCGATGCCAAGCTGCCCACCCGTGAGTCGCATCTGTTCTGCTCCACCCTCATTGAAACGCACGTTCGTGCCGTTGACGTACGTTTGTCCCGAGGCATCTTGATAGAGGGCGTAGCCCGTCGAGGACGCAAAGTCGATGTGCGCCACTCCGGCGGTATCGCTCGTGCCCGTCACGTCTCCGACCTTGAGACGACCCACGACCCCCGTCACGTCCGCATCTGGTGCCACGGAGAGACCGGTGGCGTTCAACACCGCCACGTTGGCGTCGCCCCACACATCGAGGGGATAGGCCGGTGTAGTCGTCTTCACACCGACGTTGCTGTCTGCATAGACAGTGGCCACGTTGGCCGTGCCCCGCACGTCGAGACTATGGGACGGTGCATTCGTGCCCACGCCCACGCGACCCGTGGTCGTTTGTACATAGAGATTGGTCGTCCCCACCTCCACGTCTCCATCGACATTCAGGGTTCCGTACACGTGCACCGCGAGGGCGTTCGCGGTGTCTGGGACGATGTCCGTGGACGAGGGGTCGCTCAGGGTGTGCGCCAACACGAGTTCGGCCTCGTTCCCTCTGTACCCCACCACGACGTTCGAGGAGGGTCGGGTCATGATGATGCCCATGTCGAGGGTGTCCGCTGTGTTGTTATTGGCCAATTCGATGATGGCGTCGTTGATGATGGTGTTCGTGGTTTTCAAAAACGTGGTGGTCCCCCCGACCGTGAGATTCCCAGTGAGTTCCATGTCCCCACCGACATCTAACTTCGTACCAGTGAAGGTGAGGTTTGGGCTGTCCACGAGGAAATCATTCGCACCCACGTAGACCACTCGACCAGGGGTGAGCGAACCCACCGCGAGGGTTTGTGTGGTGACGTTCGAGGTCACCGTGATGTTGGATGTGAAGACTGGGTCCAACACGTTCGATTTGAGTGCGGCCACTTGGTCGGTGTAATTCTTCGCCGTGATGAGATTGGCCTCTACTTGAATATCCGTGTACACCTTGGCGTTGGCGAGATTCGAGGCGATGCTCTGGTTGAGTGTGAACACTTCGGTGGCCAACTCCGTTTTTGTGGCTCTCGTTGTTTCGAGATCGCCGATTCGTATGACGTTCGCTTCGTGAAACGATTCTAAATTAGAGAGTCGCGCACTGTTCGCCACGAGGTTTGATTCGAGGATGACGATGCGTGCGGTGTTCGACGCCATGTCCGTCTCCAATTGAGACGTCCTCGCACTGTTCGCAGCGAGGTTTGATTCGAGGATGACGATGCGCACCGTGTTCGACGCCATGTCCGTCTCCAGTTGCGATGTTCTCAAACTGTTCGCAGCGAGGTTTGATTCCAAGATGACGATGCGCGCGGTGTTTGACTCCATGTCAGTTTCCAGTTGCGATGTCCGAGCACTGTTCGCTGCGAGATTCGATTCCAAGATGACGATGCGCGCGGTGTTTGACTCCATGTCCGTCTCCAGTTGAGATGTCCGAGCGCTGTTCGCAGCGAGGTTTGATTCCAAGATGACAATGCGTGCGGCGTTTGACTCCGTGTCCGTCTCCAGTTGCGATGTTCTCGCACTGTTCGCAGCGAGGTTTGATTCCAAGATGACGATGCGTGCGGTGTTGGAGTCCATGTCCGTCTCCAATTGAGATGTCCGAGCGCTGTTCGCAGCGAGGTTTGATTCCAAGATGACGATGCGCGCCGTGTTTGAGTCTCTGTCAGTCTCCAGTTGCGATGTCCGAGCGCTGTTCGCAGCGAGGTTTGATTCGAGGATGACGACGCGTGCGGTGTTTGACGCCATGTCCGTCTCCAATTGAGACGTCCTCGCACTGTTCGCGGCGAGGTTTGATTCGAGGATGACGATGCGTGCGGTGTTTGACTCCATGTCAGTTTCCAGTTGCGATGTTCTCGCACTGTTCGCCACGAGGTTTGATTCCAAGATGACGATGCGTGCGGTGTTTGACTCCATGTCAGTTTCCAGTTGCGATGTCCGAGCGCTGTTCCCCACGAGGTTTGATTCCAAGATGACAATGCGTGCGGTGTTGGAGTCCATGTCTCTCTGAAAGGCCACGGGTTCGGAACCCACGTACACCATGTCGCCGACGGTGATGTTGCCAGCCACGAGGGCGTTGCCCGTCGTGACTTCAAAGCCGGTCGTTGTGTTTTGAAATAGAACTGTGTGCGTGGTGTTCGCCCCATTGTCCGTGATGCTTTGCAACGTCGTGCGCACGTTCGACAAGAGACCACCATCACCGATGAACGCGTTCGCATAGATGAATCCACCTTCGGTGATGAACGTGTTGCTATTGACGTTGAGTGTCTTGTCCACGAACATCGACCCGTACACGTGCACGTTCATGTGTTTGGAGGCATCTGGAAGGATGTCCAGCCCTGAGGGGTCCGAAGTCGTGTACGCGAGCATCAGTTCATTTTCATCGCCTCGGTACACGACGGCCACGTTCGCTTCGGCGCGACCCATGACCACGCCCGTGTCGGCGCCGGTGGTGGTGTTGTTCGCAGCGAGTTTAATGATGGCATCTTCCACCGCCAGGTTTTCTACGTTGAGGAACGTGGTGTTCCCCGACACGGTGAGATTTCCACCGACCACGACGTCCTTCGTGGTGGTGATGTTCTTGGCTTGCACGTCCCCGTACACGTGGAAATCGATGTCATTCGTGGGGTCTGGGGTGAGCGTGGCCCCGTCGATGCTGTCGGTGCTGTGTGCCACGATGAATTCCGTGGCGCTCCCGTCGTAGCCGAACACGACGTTCGAGGGGTTTTGACAACTGATGATGATACCAGAGTCGAGCACGCCGTTGTTCCCGATGCCCAAGATGGGGTCCTTGATGTACACGTTTTCAGAAAACAGGTAGGACGTGGCCCCGTGCACGTTCAGGTTTCCATAGATGGACGTGTTCCCGGTAAATTTGTTGTTGAGTCCATCGATGACGGTGCCGGTCCCCGTGGCGTAGATGTTCCCTGACACTTTGGTGTCGCCACTGACGTGGAGCTCGTGCTCCGGTTCGACGTTGACCCCGACGAACCCGGTGGTTCGCAGGGCTGTGGGACTGCCGGTGAGCACGATGGTGTTCGAGGTGGTGTTGCCCATGTCGGAGATGTATTGGAGGGTGAGGTTGGAGATGTTCCCACCATCACCGGTGATGATGCCCTCGAATTCTGGATTGAGCTCAAGGGCGGCGATGCGCGCGCTGTTGTCGAGGAGTTCCGCTGGGAGCACTTCAAGGGCGGTGATGCGCGCGCTGTTCGCCGCGAGGTTGCTCTCCAAGTTGACGACGCGCGCGGGGTACGTTTCCAAAGTCGTGATTCGCACGTTGTTATCGGCGAGTTGTACTTGTAAATCCGCGATGTTTGCAAAGTTGTTCGATGAGGTCACTTCAAGATTTGCAATGTTCGCGGTGTTCACGGAGATGCGGAAACTGTTATCGGCCAAACGCGAACTCAGCGTGCTGATGCGCAGACTGTTGTCTTCGAGGTTTTCCTCCAAGTTTGTGACGCGCACGGCGTTGGCGGCCAAGTTGCTCTCCAAGTTTCTGATGCGAATGACATTGGATGCGTGATGGGCGTAGAGGGTGGTGATTCTATCGGCGTTTTGTTGTAAGCCCGATTCCAAGGTGCTTATACGCACACTGTTTGCGGCTAAATTTGATTCTAGGTTCCCAACTCTAATAGCGTTGGAGGACATTTGGGTTTCTAAATTGGACACTCGCACCAAGTTGGCTTCGAGCAGGCTCACCCTGAATGAGTTGTCCACGAGATTGACTTCGTGGGCGATCCCCGTGAGCGTGCGCCCGTCGCCAAAGTAGGCGTTGGCGTAGACGTCGCCGACGACGTTCATAGTCAGCAGATTGGACGTGGTCGTGATGAACCTATCCGACGCACTGTTCGCGGTGTACGCGAACGTGAGTTCATCCACGTCCTCTCTGTAGGCGATGGCTATGTTGTCTCCAGGCCTTTTCATGACCACCCCGACGTCGTACAACAGGTTCTCATTCACGTTATTCTGACCCAACTCTAAGATTGGGTCCGTGATGGAAATGTTCTTTGACGAAATGAACGTCGCTTCCCCGATGGTCGTGAGGTTGCCCTCGAGGTAGACGTTTCCCCTGGCATAGATGACGTTGCCCGTGGTTCCCGTGTCGTCGATGTACACGTTTCCAGTGAGACCAGTCAAGTTGCTGAACATGGCACCACCTAACAATCGCACCAGCGTGTTGGTCTCGTTGCCGGTGTCCGTCACCTGCTGAAGGTTTTTATCGGAAGCCACGACCTGTGTGGTCACGATTTCCTTCGTCGTCGAGTTGTACGCCAATACATTCGTGGTCGATCCATCGTCGTACCTGATTGGCGACACGAACGTGCCCGAATGTGGGGCATGCACTATGGTGTCCGAAGCATTCACAATGATAGTGTTCCCAGCCTGTGTGGGTGGCTGCACTTTACCAATGCGAACCTTCTCCCCGCGTTCCACGGTATTAAGGTTCTTCACCATTTGATATTACCTAGTATTTTAATTTGCATATCGCAGAGCACCGATGCCATTTTGGATGGTCAAGATGTTATAGGAACATGCATAAATTTTGTCGACGAGCGCGCGACTTTCACTGTGTATCTTGAACGAATTCACGCGCGAAAAGTTCAACGTGCCCGTGGGTTGCAGACTCGTCGTGTTGTGTGCGAAACTGTACATGAACACATCGGGCGACGTGCACGCGATGGTGTGATAGTACGCACTGACGTCCATGAAGTGCGGACGCGCCCATTTGTATCCTGAAAGTTCCACGCCGTTGATGGACAACTTCAAGCGATTCGACGTCGACGTGAGCGTGTTGTTCGCGGTTATGTTGGATGCGGCGATGAATTTCACGGGGTGATTGAACGTCAACTCTTGCGTGAGTTCTTCTGATGGCGCGCACTCTTGAATTTGGTAGATGAGCATGTTCACGGTCTGTCCCGCGATTTGCGCGCGTTCCTCGGCGTCCAAGTAGTAATAATTCGAGTGGCACTCCCACGTGTAATTTCCCGCGTTCGGACCCCACCGCACTCGAAGTTCGACCTCTTGGTACCCGAGGGCGCACACCGGGAGGGCGCTTTCCAGAGCTTCACAGAAAAAGAAACGCAGTGGGTAAAACAACGATTCGCGACCGCCTGGACCGAGGGCCCCTTTCGAGCTGTTTTTGGCAAACATGTCCAGCGCGACGTTTTGACTGAAATCGGAGGTTTGGCGATCGATGACTTGTCCACCGATCACGAGCTCGACGCTCTCGATCGCGGAGGTCCAATTCGTGATTTCCTGCGCTTCCGTGCCGTTGTCGGCGGTCAAGTAGGTGTACCCCAGCATGTCCCCATTGCGAAGAAGGGTTATGGAGGAGTACGAGTTCGAACGCACGGCGCCTTGAATTTGTTGTTTCTCCACGCATTGGGAGAACGGGGTGTGGCGTTTGTATGTCGCTGAAAAATGACTCATTTCTGGTTCGCTCGAGATCCATTCATCTTGAGCGCCCAGGCACACGAGTTGCGCGATGCCCGCGGACATGGCTTTACATTACCTTGAGAAAAATTAAAGATTCGGTCGCCTGCACACGAATCGAAGGACTAAAAAATTATCACCCACGGCTGTGGCGTTCTTGATGGTCTCCCCGTTTTGATTCAACAACCGCACGGTTAACTTGTCGATTCTCAGAATAGGGTCGATGTATTGCACGGCGATGGGGTAATTGTCTTTAAAAGTGATGAGTTCGTTGCCATCGCTGATCACGCTTCCGAAGGCGCTGCGAACCATGGAGATGTTCCCTTGGCCCGCGTGGGTGCCCACCGACGCACCGGAAATGGCGGCGCGGTCGTTGAAGTGCGTGTCTAACTCATCGATGGATACGTAGAGGTGTTCTGTGTGTTGCACGTTCGCGTGCACGTGCGCCGCCAGGAGTCGGCACTGCACCACGTTGCGCAATGGGTTCTGGAGGTAAGCCGTGAATGCGTTCGCACTGGCCTGACCGATGGTGTCCACGGTGATGGTGCGATACTCATAGTTGAGGTCGGGAATCGTGGCCTCAGCGGTCACGAGCGCCATTTTATACTAGATGCTCAGATAATTTCGTAGTCGGCTTGCTCGCGCACAAACTTTTCGGCACCACACACGCCACCAGGGCGCTGCGTGGAGTACGTGCTCTCGCCTTCTTCACCCGAACCCGCCACGCACTTGGATTGCACCGGGAGGTCGAAGAACGAACCTTCGTTCTTGGGCTTGATGACCAAAGGCATCGGTTCGTAGTAGCTGCGCGCGGTCATCACGACGAAGAGGATGATCAGGACGGCGGCGATCGCGGTCAACGCGTTTCGGTTGGCTCGGTTGAGCTTGAACATGTTTTATCATAGGTTGAGAAAAAAGTGCGTTAAAGAATTCGATTACTTTTAAGGTAATACATCAGATGGACGGTGAAATCGTACTGGACCGCGGCGAAACCACGGTCATGAAACTTGACGACGGCGAACAGCGACTGATGGATGAAATTCAAATTTCTGCACCACAGCCTCGGCGCGTGCCCAGGCCGAAGCCCACCCCGTACGCACGACCGCGCGCGTCGCACGCCATGGAACACCAAGAAGAAATCGATGCATTCGTCAACCCGAATAAGCAGAGCGCACCCCCGCCTGTGCACGGAGGGCCGTCGTTCGACGACGACGACGACGTGGACGAGGGCGACGCTTACATGGGCATGGAATTCGACGACGAGCCACAACAACAGGAGATGCCGTCGGCTGGGTACGCCTCGGTGGACGCGGAGAAGATGGACATCTTGAACAAGTTGGCTCGTCTCGAACGAAAGGGCTTCGGCGTGAATAAGCGTCTCAACGCGTACAGTTCCATCGAGGACTTGCGCAACGAGTACAAGCGCGTCACGTACACCATCGACGTCGACCAGAGCATTAAGTTTTCGAGAAAGGCGCTCATGGCCACGGTCACTGGTTTGGAGTGGGCGAACAAAAAGTACAACCCTTTCGAGCTCTCCTTGGACGGTTGGTCGGAGAGCATCATGGAAAACCTCGACGATTACGACACCGTGTTCGAGGAGTTGCACGTGAAGTACGGACAGAAGATGCAAGTGGCGCCCGAAATCAAGCTTCTCATGATGGTCGGTGGCTCTGCGATGATGTTCCATCTCACGAACAGCATGTTCAAGGCGGCCATTCCAAACTTACAGGACGTCTTGAAACAGAACCCAGGACTTCAACAAAGCATGGTGAGTGCGGTGCAGAACGCAGTTCCTCGTCAGCACGCACCACCACCCTCCACCACTGGTGGTGGTTCCTACGAGATGCAAGGTCCAGGGTTCGATATCAGCAGTCTCATGGGCAACGTCATGATGCCCCCACCGCCACCGATGAACACGAGCGTGCCCACGATGGTCGCACCCGAACCCGAGGCTGAGGATGACGACGTCTCCGACATCGTGGCAGAAGACCTCATGGAACGCGAGAACGACATGGGCGATGACGACGTGAAGGAAGTGGACGTACAGGACAAGGCAGCACCTAAACGTCGGGGGAGAAAGAAGAAGACAGAAATAAATCTTTAGATACTATAACACAGGATGGCCGCGTTGTGCATGTGCCCCATCGAGGACGAGGAGCCACCTCGCCGACCCCAGGTGCGCTCTGCTTCACCCACCGTTGCGCAGGTTCCGATGATGGAGGAAGACACGGAGTGTAATTACCTCATTCTTTTCTTCATCGTCGGGGTTATTATTTTGGCTCTCATGGATGCCACGTAAACTCTTCCACGAGGATTACCCACTCCCTCGTGGCAAAGTTATTATTAGTATGTGAATGCCGCCTTCGTCTCGGTGTCTCTCTTAATCGTGAGCAGTTTACCACCCGAGGCGGTCGTCAGCTCGACGAAAAAGTCGTAGTAATAGGCCAATTGGTCGGCACCGCTCAATGGGAACGGCACGTGTGGGTCCAGAATCACGGTCGTCGGTGTCGTGCCGACGATACGACTCCAAGGGTACGGGTTTTGTCCACCGAAGATGTTCTTCGTGCCTATGGCGATTGGGATGTTTGACGATTGCGTGTTGTCGCTGTGGCCACCGTGAACTTCCAGCACCATGGAACTGAGGTACTTTCCATCTGGGGCGTAGCGCAACATGGCGTGGATTTTTGCAAAGAACGCACCCTTGTCGAACGTCAGGATGACTGTTTTATCCAAAGTGTCCCTGACACTGAACGTGTTGCTGTACGTCTTCCGCGCCACCGCGTCGGAGTTGATGATGGTGCCACCGTTGACGTGCAGTGGGGCCTGTGGTGCGGCGATTTTAATCCCGACGGCGTCGCCGAACTCAATGCGCCCGCCGAAATCGATGTCCTGTTGCACGGTGAGCGAACCCTGGACGACGACGTTTCCCCCGGCGGGGTGGAGATACAAGTCGCCGTCGCCGCCATTCAAGTAGATGTTCGACGCGTGTGAGGAGGTCTTGAAGTCCAGGACGGCGTTGCTCGTGGTGTGTTGTATTAAAATGTTGCTGTCGTACACGTGCAGGTTCGCACTCGCGGCGTCCGTGCCTATGCCCACGTGCCCTAGTTCGTCCACGTACAGACCATCCACGTGGGTGCCGTTGTTCACGTACCCCAGGACGAGGCTGTTCGAGGTGGACCCTTTCTGTGCCTTGACGAAACCCCCGTAGCCGGAATTCGTCGTGAGTTGCAGGGCGGTGTGTTTCGACGCACTCGCCCCGGCGGGGGATTCCAAATTTAATAGCGTCACGTCATTCGTGCTTTCGCTGTACACGTGTAATTTATGAGATGCTTCTGTTGTCCCTATGCCGACGTTACCATTGGTCTGAATGCGCATCTCTTCCGCGATCCCTTCCTGCCCGAACCGGAACACCAGGTCAGCCTGTTGGAGCACGCGCACGACCCCATCACCCGTGGTGCTATCGGTTAAGATTTGGAGGTTGGAGGTGTCCACGAATCGACCGGCGTCGATTTTAAAGTTGCCCTGTTCGATGTACAGACGCGTGTCCGCGGCGATATCGTCTTCCGTGGAGTTGATGAGCACCTGTCGATCGCGCACGCGCAACACGGGCACGGGGTTGTACTTTCCAGGGATGCTGTCATCGGATGTTATGATGTTGTTGATGTCATCCGAGGTGAGCTCCGCGCCGGCGTTGTACACCCGGAAATCGTGATAGGCTGCAACGTGTCGAATGCGGTCGTCGCTGCCGTCGTTGGATTTAAACAACAACATCTCCGTCGCCTGACCCGCAGTGGTGCGTTCCTCGACGAACGACTGGTCGCCGGTGTCGCTTGATAGCCCGCGGAACTGCAGTCTGTTCCCAATGCGCACGTCTCCGTCGACGTCTAACTGATACGCCGGGTTCTCGACGTTGATGCCCACCCTGCCAGTGTTGTCGATGACGACGCGCGTTTGGTAGTTCAAATCTGCAGCGTTACTGGAAATTTTAAACTTGTCGTTGTCGGAAAAGGAGGCACCCGTGGCCCAACCAACCGTGGGCCCCGACGTGACTTTATAACTCGTGAAGGCGTCGCTGTTGTCGTCGTTCACCTCCATGCACACGATGGCATCCTGCCCAGCTTCGTCGTTGTCGTTGTGCACGAGAATACCGTTATTCAGGGGATTGGCCGACCCCGAGGCCCACACTTCGAGCTTACTTTGGGGCGTGTGCGTGCCGATGCCCACGAGACCCGATGAGAGAAGGGTCATGATCACGTTGGACACCGCGTAATCGTCATCGGCGAGGTTAAAGTCCAATCTCGTCTTCGATGAATTCGCAGACACGGACCTCTTACCGAGAGCGAACGCCGCGCGCGCGCCATGGGACGATAACGCGGTGGAATCTCTACACAACTGAAGCACGGGGCGCATGCTGTCGGCGACGTTCGCCGGCGTGGTTTGCGTGATGGTCAAGGGCACGGTCTCGTGAGAGAACCCATTGTTTGCCGTGACCTGGTTGTTCACGAACACGTTCCCAGCGACGTGTAAACCATAGGGTTGCGGTTGCGTGGTGCCTATGCCGACTTTACCACTCTCCAACACCGTCATCTTTGGCGTGCCCTGCGTTGACGACGAGGACACGGTGAGATTGAACCCTTTCCCCGATGGCACGCGACTTTCGAGATAGGTTTGCCCCGTCGAGGGATTGACATCCGCACGAAGTGTTGTTTTATTTGTGCCCCACACTTCACCGACGTCGAACGTGTTGCTTCCCACGACTTGCACACTGCCACCCACGGTGAGCGTGGACCCTGGGTTGGCGTTCGCGATGCCCACGCGTCCGAGACTGTCGACGACGATGCGTTCGGTGTTTTTTGTTTTCAGTTTGAAAAATTGTTTGGTGGCATCGGTCGCGCCCGAGGACAGTTCGACCGCGGTCACGTTCGCCGCCACGGCGCCGGCTTTGAGAAGGAGACTGTTATTGGTGTTGTCCGCGCCGAAGTCGTCGGCGTGGACCACGATGCTCCCCGTGCTCTTGATGTAGTTATCCTTGTTCGAGTCCACGCTCGCACTTCCACCCAAACGCACGTTCGCCCCGACGTGCAAACTTTCATCGGGGTTGTACTGTTGAATACCTATGCGTTGAGTGGCCATCAAACGGTCGCTCACCACGTTGCCGTGAAACATGGCCAGGTTCGCGCCCGTCTCGTGCATGTGAATGTTCGAGCCGATGCATAGGGTGTGAATTGGATTTGTGTTTGCGATGCCAATCCTCTGCGTGGCGAATAACGTGGTGAACGCGGCTCTTCCAGACACTTGAAACACGTTCGCCGCGGTGTCGTCGATGACGACGTTCGAGCCCACGCGGAATCCCGAACCGAACGCCGCCCTTTCCATGTACGTGTTCCCTCTCACGTGGAGCACGTTCGACCCGGTGTCGTGCGCCCAGAGGTTTGAACCCACGGCGAGGTTGTGTTGAGGGTTCGCGTTGGCCGCGCCTATGTTGTGGTCCGTGACCACGTTCCCGTGGACGTACAGGTCGACGTTTGAATCTGAAACTATGATTTCATCGTCCCCTGGCCCTGTGAGAGTTCGTCCTATGTGCATGCGCGTCGTGGCTGGGAGGTAGCCCACGAACACGTTCGATGGAGCCTGCCTGAACACCACACCGGTGTCCAACGTCCCCAAGTCGTTCCCTTCGCCGATGACGACGATAGCGTTGGACAATTCTAAGTTAATCTGTTGCGAGTACGTGGACACGTCTCGAATCTCGACGTTCCCGAACACCCGCACATTCCCGTACACGGTGAGGTCCCCGTCGGTGACGTCGACGTTCCCTGTGATGCCCAACACCGGGTTACCGACGTCGTCGATGACAATGTTTGAACCGAACTCCAAACCTTGATCGAAAATAATCCTCGACGCCGTGACGTTTCCAGACGTGATGATGTCCCCCGTCATCTGCACGCCCTGAGTCACGCGCAAGTTCTCGCACGCGACGTTCCCTTCGACGTTGAACAGGTCGTCCCCTAAGTTGTCCACGAACACCCGATTGGTGTCGTTCACCTGAAAGATGTGTGTCGGTGTGTCGGCGTTGACGGACATCTGTGTGGACACTCTGGCCTGTTCGAACAACGCACGCTTCTTCACAGCCATGGTGACCACACCCTCGTCGTTTATCCACGCGTTGGAGCCCACGGCAAAGTTATGGTGTGGGTAGAGGTTCGAAATACCGACATTACTCGTGAATACGTTCGACGCTTCCAAATCCCCGGTGAAGATGTTCGGTTCGGTCAACCCCCTACTGTCCTCCGTCGGAGCCTGAGGGTCAAGCCGAACTAGGGTGATTTGGTCAAATTTACCTCGACTCCCTAAGAAGACCATATTCTACTTTAACTTCCGAATAAAATTCCACCCAATCCATTCTTAATTCGAAGCACCTGATAGGACAGGGCGAGGACCATGAGGTCCTGGTCCGGTGGACGATCCGACCCCTTCTCCGTGCCTCGTAGGATGAGTTTTGCTGAGTCCATGCGCGAGAAGTTCGTGGTGCCGTTGGGGAAGTACTCCGACGCGTTCAAGCCGAAGTGATACGCGAAGAATCGTGTGTAGAACGGGCATTCGTTTTCGTTTTCAAACGTAGGCACGCCGTAGTGCGACTTGTAATAATTTTGAACCGTGTGGAAATACGTCGGACTCATCTCCTCCAACAGGGCCTGACCGTTGAACTGAATGTCGGCGTTTCTGAACGTGAAACGGTCTGTCTGGTCCGCATCGCTCGCCGTGCTGTTCGCTTTGAATCCCCAAAACAAAGATTTCACGGGATGTCTGAATGCGCTTATGTCGATGTTGTTGTACCCACCGACGACGTCTGTGCGGTTATCGAGGACGGTTTCCATCGAATAGTTGAACCACTGCACCTGCGTGATGAGCAAGTCCATCTGCCTGTTCACCATGGCCTCCCTCTCCCTCGTGTCCAGATACACGTAGTTGGCGTATATTTTCATGCGCTTCTCTTCTTCCGTGCGCGCCATGGACGTGAACGCCCCGGGTGCGAACTGAATGCGCACCTCCACCTCGTGATAGGTGAGGGCGCACAGGGGTAAGAACGCGCCGTGGTCGCAGAAAAAGAAGTGAAAGGGGATGAAATTCGTATCGGTATCTGAAATTTTGTTATTAATCTGAGTACATTTTGTGTACGTGTCCGCGAGGTACACCGTCCATATGTCCGAGATGTATTCAAACGGATGACTGTCAACCTTCGTGCCACCGATGTACAGAGAAATGGTCGAGCCTTCGAACACGTTGGATGATTTATACCCCTCCACCCATAGGGCGTTGATGAGGTCACCGTCAGAGGGAATCTTGAAACTCCACGTGTTCGTGTCGTCCACGGTCGCGATGTGCCTCGGCGCTTGTGCGAAGTTTGTGTGCCTGGTGTATTTCATCTTGAAATGCGAAACATCACTCTCATCGTTCGTGATGTAAACGTCCTGAGCGCCTTTGCTCACCAACGTGACCAGTGGACCGGACATTTTATACTATAAATAAACATTTTCCTTGTGGCAATTCTGGGCGCTCTTGGTCGTCGGGTTTACCGTGAATCTTAAACCCCCCGGCTTTGTACACTTTGAGGCGTTTGTACCACATCGCCGGCAACATGCTCCACTGGTCGTTGATGTCGTAGATGTGTGGATTGTTCTTCTTTCCCTTGGTCTCTCGCATGACACGTCCAATGCTCTGTTGGATGTCGGACTTTGGCGTGGCTAAGATGACGGTGTCCAGGGTGGGGATGTCCAGGCCCTCGTGGGCTTGGGAGAAGGTGGCGAAGATGATTTTCTTCGTCGACGATTCCTGGAGGTCCTTCTCTTTCATTCCACCCATGTACAACCCCGAGGTCTTCAGGAAACACTGATGGAGCATCTCGCAGTGTTGCCTACGGTCCGAGAGGACGAGAAGTTGTCTCGTGCCCGCGGACGCCCTCTTGATGAGTTCCACGAGCATCGTGTTTCTGTGCCGAGATTCCACGAGTTCGGTAATCATGTTCACGAGTGAGATTTTACCGAACCGCGTGCACGGTGGCGGATTTCTAAAGAGGTCGTGTTCGTACTTGATGGGGAACACCTCCACCTGGGCCTGATTCTTCCGTTCCACTGCGAAAAACGTGGGACCCATGAACCAGTGCAACACTTTCGTGAGACCATCTTTCCTTTGTGGTGTGGCGGACAAACCGAACACGTGCCGAGGGCACATGCGAAACAGACTCTGTGAAAACACCTTGGCACAGATGTGATGGGCCTCGTCCACGATGAGTGTGCCTATGGTGTCAAAGTCGGTGTAATCGTACTCCTTCAGGGACAACGACTGGAGCATGGCGATGACGAAGTCCGCGTCGGTCTCCTTCTTGTTCTGTTGCACGATGCCTATGGTCGCCCCGGGACAGAACTGCTGAATGCGTTCACGCCACTGGTCCGCGAGGAACTGTTTATGCACCACGATCATCGTACGAAAGCCGAGTTTACACGCTATGGCCAGGGCCACCGTGGTCTTTCCATAGCCACACGGGAGCGAAAGAACTCCGTGACCTGCACGAATAGCCGCGGCAAGTGCTTCGTTTTGGTGCGTGGCGTCGCGTAGTTGACCGTGGAACTTGACGCGCGTTCGAACGGGTTCTGGTCGACGGTCCTCTGCAGGCTCGCCCAGTTTATCAACTCCGTAGAATCTTGGAACGCACACTCCATTCTTAGCCTTGCGATAAACTCTAAAAGGCGGTGGAGGGAATCCAAAGTCTCCATTGACTTCGGGTCTTACCGTCAACTCTTTTTTTATTTCCGAGAGGGTTTGTACATCTTCTTTAACTATGTAGCCACTACGAGTCAGCATTCTACATAGTAAAGTATGTGTGGGTAATTTTTAATTAAAGCTCCGAACGTCGCGCGTATCGCACCTGATTGTTATAAGTGAGTCTGACGGCCGGGTCTCTCGACGTCGACGGCATCTCGTTTCTATTCATGGAATTCCACATACTCTGGCTGAAACTGTAGGTGCGATTATTGTTTCCACGGGCTCTGATTCGCATGGGGCTGACACCCTCCCCCGTCACGGTGGCCGTGCGCCGAGCGGGGCGACCGGGACTTTCAGCCACTTGTTCGCCATTGTTTCGACTCGCATTGGGTGTGCGGTTGTTGCGCCCCGGTGGTGCTATCGAAAGGGTGGGCTCCCTTGCTCGCATTTGATTGACATACACTTTGATTTGTCTCGTCGCTTTACCCACACCTGATTTAGGCACGTATCGCATGTCAGCTATGGCAGCCAACAACAGCTGCATCGGTCTGCTGAAAACAAACGCAACGAGTTCCTGTTTTAAAAACTTGTTCTTCGTCCAACGCAACATTGTTTTAATCGGGAGTTTCATCCAATCTGCCATGTATTTGTCGACGGACACGTCGATGCCCTTTGCGGCTAAGATTTGTGCGTGGAAGGTTATGATCAAAGACACGATGGAGAGAAGCATCGTTTCCACAGAAACCAAACCAGTGAAACCTGGTAATTTAACCGTGGACACGAACACGTCGAGAATTCGCGATATTTTCTTTGTAGCCTTTGAGTTCCCGATGAAGATGAGGCGCAGTAAGATGCCAAAGGTGAGAAGCATGGAAAACTCTATGGCCAAAATCGACGTCCCTTGACTCGAGTTCAACCACGC